GAAGGGATATTGAAAACGCAGTAGAGATTATACCTCCACAGCAAACACAGCCAATTTTCAATACTCCACATGAAGAAGATGATATCAAGGCTGACTATAACTTGTCACGCAGAACTTTCCGTGATCTTATCAACAAAGGTAATGATGCAATGGAAAGTTTAACTGATCTTGCGAAAGAGTCGGAATCTCCACGCGCGTATGAAGTTCTAGCAACCATGATGAGAACCGTTGCTGATACTACCAAAGACCTATACGATCTACAGAAGAAGACTAAAGAGTTGAGTGGCCAAAAGAAAGATGATCCTACTGTAAATGTAGATAAAGCCATTTTTGTTGGCACTACAGCAGACCTCCTTAAGCAGATAAAAGAGAATAAGCAGAGTGAGTAAAGGGTATAATAATAACCCAAACCTACCTAGAGAAGATTTTATACACGCATTTACTCAAAAAGAAAAAGATGAGTTTATAAAGTGCGCGAATGATCCTGTCTACTTTGCTATGACTTATATGAAAATCGTCAAGAGTGATCATGGTCTAATGCCATTTGATATGTGGGACTTTCAACAAGAAATGTTGATGAAGTTCCATAATAATCGATTCTCTATATGTAAACTACCGCGTCAGGTAGGTAAAACTACCACTTCTGTTGCATATTTGCTACACTACATCACCTTCAACGAGAATGTAAATGTGGCTGTTCTAGCCAACAAATCAGCAATGGCCCGTGAAATCTTAGGTCGTCTCCAGTTAGCCTTTGAATACTTGCCTCGTTTCCTACAACAAGGCGTTAAAGAATGGAACAAAGGTTCTATTGAACTTGCTAATGGATCACGCATCATGGCAGATTCCACATCTGGTAGTTCTATTCGTGGTAGATCGTTCAACATTGTTTTCTTGGACGAGTTCGCGTTCGTTCCAAACAACATCGCAGACGCATTCTTCATGTCTACCTATCCTACGATTTCTTCTGGTCAAAGCACCAAGGTTATCATCGTGTCTACACCAAACGGACTCAATCAGTTCTATCGTATGTGGACAGAAGCAATCGAGAAGCGCAGCGACTACATTCCTATTGAAATTCACTGGAGCATGGTACCTGGCCGTGACGAAGCTTGGAAAGAACAGACTGTTCGTAACACTTCTCCAGATCAGTTCCGTCAGGAGTTTGAGTGTGAGTTTATCGGTTCTACCAATACTCTTATCCATCCAGCAAAGCTCCGTTCGCTTGTCTGGCACAATCCAGTCCGTTCCGAGGGTCATCTGGACATCTACAAAGAGCCACAGCCAAATAGAACCTATACCATGTGTGTGGATGTGGCTGAAGGGCAAGGGCTGGACTATTCAACCTTCTCAATCTTTGATGTTACCGAGATACCGTACAGACAGGTAGCCAAGTATAGAAACAATAAGATATCACCATTCTTGTTCCCGTCAATCATTGTCCAGACAGCACAACTATTCAATGATGCTTTTGTACTGGTAGAAATCAATAGTATTGGTCTTCAGGTATCGGATATTATACACTTTGAACTTGCTTACGAAAACCTTATCAAGATTGAATTGAAGGGTAAGCAGGGGCAAATACAGACTCCAGGCTTCAAAAAGAGAATTGCATACGGTCTAAAAACATCCAAACAGACAAAGATAATTGGTTGTACCAATCTAAAAACGCTTATTGAAAGCGACAAGTTGATTATCAATGACGCTGAAACTATTACAGAATTGACTACATTTTCAGCCGATAAACAATCGTTTAAGGCTGAAGAGGGTAATAACGACGATCTTGCAATGACACTGGTTCATTTTGGATGGTTGACGGCCCAAAGATACTTCAAAGAAAATATAAACAATGATATAAGAGTTACGCTCCAACAAGAACAATTGAATATTATGGATACTGATTTGACGCCTTTACCTATCATAGATAACGGTGTGGACAATCCGGATTATGAGGTGGATGAGTTTGGAAACGTGTGGTTTGAAGACAGAACCAAGAGATACCCTTGGGATGACTTTAATTGGAAAAGAAAGTTGTAAAATCTTCATTTTTCTAAATAATAACAACAAGAATAATCCACTTTACAAAGGAGAGATACTATGGCATTTCAACTGTCACCAGGTGTAAATGTATCTGAATTCGATCTTACTACTATTGTCCCATCAGTTGGAACAACAGAAGGAGCGATTGCAGGACAATTTAATTGGGGCCCAGCTAATACTATTATAACAATTTCAAACGAAAATGAACTTGCTGATAGATTTGGTAAACCAGACGCTAATAACTTTGCAACATGGTTTACTGCTGCAAATTTCCTATCTTACGCAAGAAATCTTAAGGTTGTTCGCGCAGCCAATGGAACATCTGATAGAAACGCAACAGACGGTGTTGGTTTGTTGATCCAAAATGAAGATGTATATAATTATAGCTATAATAGCCCATTTACAACAGGAGCAGCAACAACTATTGCCGCTCGTTACTCTGGCGATAAAGGCAACGGTCTTCGTGTCGCTATCTTTGCTAACGGTCAAAATTCAACAGCTTGGAGCAACTGGACAAGTAACACTGTTTCATATTCTAATCAGTTTGATGCTAAACCAGGCACTTCTAACTTTGTTGGTAATCGTAGCGGTACAAATGATGAAATGCACATCATTGTCATTGATGAAAAAGGTAACTTCACAGGAACTCCAAATACGGTTCTAGAAAAGTTTGCTTTTGTATCTAAAGCTTCCGATGCTAAAAACGATGATGGCTCATCAAACTACTATGTAAATGTTGTTAATGATCGTTCAAAATTCATTTACATCGTAAATCATCAATCAGGAAACACATTTAACGTTGGAACAGTTACAGCGGTAACTAATAGTGCTGCCAAGTTTGATAATAATGACACAGGATTCATCATTCTTTCTGGTGGTTCAGGAACTGGAGCAAACGTATCGTTCACTGCAAACAGTAACGGATTTATTGAAAGTGGTATTACCATTAACAGTAGAGGTACTGGTTACTACGTAGGAGAAACAGTAACTGGCGTTGCTCAGTCTGCTTCTGGCAACGGTTCATCAGCAGTAGTAACGGTAGCACTACAAAATCAGTCAGTCTTAGCAAACTGGGGTGTGCCAGCTTCTAACACAAACTTTAACTCTGGACCATATGACACATATAATAAATTATTAGCAAATGGTGTATCACAAACGGTAACTGGTGCAGAACTAATAACTGCTTATGATAAGTTTAAGAATGCAGAAGAGGTTGATATTTCTCTCATTATGGCTGGTGCATCATCTCAAACTGTTGCTGAATATATTGTTGACAATATTGCTGAAACACGTAAGGATTGTGTAGCATTTATTTCACCTCTAATGGCAAATGTTGTTAACAAAGCGGGTCTAGAAACAACTCAAATTACTGCATATAGAGATATGTTTAACTCATCATCTTATGCTGTGATGGACTCAAACTGGAAATATCAGTTCGACAAGTACAATAACGTTTACCGTTGGGTACCAATGAACGGCGATATTGCCGGTCTATGTGTAAGAACAGACTTTGAGCGTGATCCATGGTATTCACCAGCTGGATTCAATCGTGGTCAGATCAAGAATGTTACAAAACTTGCTTGGAATCCAGACAAGACTGCAAGAGATGAACTATACAAGAAGGGCGTTAATCCAATTGTATCATTCCCAGGCGAAGGTACAGTTCTATACGGAGATAAAACACTCCTAGCTCGCCCATCAGCATTTGATCGTATCAACGTTCGTAGATTGTTCATTGTCCTTGAAAAGGCAATTGCAAGAGCAGCTAAGTATTCACTCTTCGAATTTAACGATGAATTTACTCGCGCTCAATTTGTATCTCTAGTAGAACCATATCTACGTGATGTGCAGGGTCGTCGTGGTATCTATCAGTATCGCGTAGTTTGCGATCAGACCAATAACACTCCAGAGGTTATTGACCGCAACGAATTTATTGGTGATATCTACATCAAGCCTGCTAGAAGCATCAACTTCATTCAGCTTAACTTTATTGCTGTTAGAACTGGTGTTGCCTTTGATGAAATCGTTGGTAAGTTTTAATTAATAAAATGAACATAAATAGATTCAGAGGAGAATAAAATGGCAGAGTTTAACGTAGCTAACTTTAGATCACAAATGGTAGGAGATGGTGCAAGACCTAATTTGTTCTCTTGCACCATTCCAGACTTAGCAGTAAATATAAATGGTGAAACCGGTTCCGAAGTCGCTTTCAACTTTATGTGTAGAGCAGCCCAGCTTCCAGGTTCCACTGTGAACAGCATTCCTGTAAACTACTTTGGTCGTGAACTAAAGTTCTCAGGAAACCGCGTGTTTTCGGAGTGGACAGTTACAATCATCAATGATGAAGATTTCAAGATCCGTAATACATTTGAAAAGTGGATGAGTTCACTTAACTCACATGTTAGCAATCTTCGTAATCTTGTAAGCCCATTGGCTTACCAGAAAGATGGTTATGTAACTCAGTATGGTAAGGCTGGTAATATCATTAAAGAATATCAATTTGTAGGACTTTTCCCAATTGATGTTAGTCCAATTGAACTTGATTGGTCAGCAAACGATTCTATTGAAGAATTTGCTGTGACCTTTGCTTACCAATGGTGGCAATCTACAAACCCAGCATCAAGGGCTACTACAGACACTACTCAGGCTGGCCCAAGTGCTGGTCTGGGACTCGTCTAATTACATTATATAAACAGGGTGGGGAGAAATCCCCACCCATTCAAACTGGAGTGAGTAATGGTCCAACTTTTTGGCTTTGAGATAAGTCGCAAAAAACAACAAGATCAAGAAGAGAAGAATAAGTCTTTCGCGCTGCCACAAAATGATGACGGCGCTGTTACTATTCAATCAGGTGCTTATTATGGTACCTATGTTGATCTTGATGGTGTTGTTAGAAATGAAATTGAACTTATCACTCGCTATCGTGAAATGGCGATGCAGCCTGAATTGGAAACTGCTATCGATGAAATTGTTAACGAAGCAATCGTTAACGATGATTCCGAATCAGGTGTCGAACTAGATACCGATGAACTAAAACAACCCGAAAATATCAAAAAGAAGATTAGAGAAGAGTTTGACTATGTTCTCAAGCTTCTAGACTTTGGTAATATGGGGCATGAACTATTTCGTCGTTGGTATACGGATGGTAGACTATTCTATCACGTTATCATAGATGATAAGTCACCAGCAAAAGGCATTCAGGAACTTAGATATATTGATCCGCGCCGTATTCGTAAGATCCGTGAAATCCAAAAAGCAAAAGATACCGTATCTGGTATGGAAATTATCAAGAATATGAAAGAATACTACCTCTATAATGAAAGAGGTATGATTGGTGCACATTCTAACTTAGGCACAAAGATTGCAATCGATGCCGTCGTTAACGTCAACTCAGGGCTAATGGACTCAAAGAGAGCAATGGTTCTTTCTTATCTCCACAAAGCAATCAAGCCACTTAATCAGTTGCGTATGGTAGAAGATGCAACTGTTATCTACCGTCTCTCACGCGCACCCGAGCGCAGAGTATTCTACATTGACGTTGGTAACATGCCAACAATCAAGGCCGAACAATATCTTCGTGATGTTATGGCTAAGTATCGTAACAAGCTTGTATATGATTCCAGTACTGGCGAAATCAAAGATGACCGTAAGCACCTTTCAATGCTTGAAGACTTCTGGCTACCTCGTCGTGAAGGTGGTAAAGGAACAGAAATCACAACTCTACCAGGCGGTATGAACCTTGGTGAGTTGGAAGATGTTAAGTACTTTGAAAAGAAGCTATACAAGGCTCTTGGTGTTCCTATCTCTCGTTTGGAACAGTCACAGGGTTTCTCTCTTGGACGTTCAACAGAAATCACAAGGGATGAGCTAAAGTTTACTAAGTTTGTTAATCGTCTTCGTAACAAATTCTCTACATTGTTTGATGAACTACTTAAACTTCAACTTGTGCTTAAAAAAATCTGCACGGAAGAAGAATGGAAAGAGTTTAAGGAAAACATTTGGTATGACTTTAAGAAAGACAACAACTTTACTGAGCTTAAGGAAGCTGAACTCCTTCAAAATAGAATTACAACTCTTCAATTAGTGGATCCATATGTTGGTCGTTATTACTCAATGGCATGGGTTCGCAAGAATGTTCTTCAAATGGACGATGATGAGATTGAAGAGATTATGCAGCAAATCGAAGAAGAGAAGGCCGCTAATACACCAGTTGATGAGCAAGGTAATCCACTTCCAACAGATGAAATGGGTAATCCATTACCGCCGGCGCCACCAACACCAAATATTGTTCCGCCGACGCCTCAAGAAGGTATGATGCAACAGTATATGGCACAGCAGGGTGTTCCGCCAGAAGAACAACCAGTTCAAGATGGAACAGGCAAAGATACAATGGATCCTCTTGACATGGGAGCAAACTCAACATCAAGAAAGCAACGCTTTGTAAATGATACCTTGGAGCCTGTTCGTTGAAGAAGTTTGGTAAATATCTGGATGAAAGTTTAGCACTTCAGGCCAAGGCAGAACCTAAATCTGCGGCTGCTAAAGAAGCCCGTAGGATGGGTTTAACCTATATGGGTTTTGGTCGTTATGCTGATAGAAAAGGTAAACTTGCTTATCTAGTACACGATGATAAACTTGTTCCATATAAAGGACAAGATGACGTTGATCATATGTATTATAAAGCTTCCACAATGCAACAAAGTGAACCTGTATCTAAAAAGAAGAACATAAGTCCAACTGTTAAGGGGCAACCAGCACAACCAAGTAAGGCCGATCTTCTTAAAAAAGATGCGGATTTTTATACCGGCGTTAACTCCAAAAGAAGTAAAGAAGACGCTAAAATATTAAAAGACCTATACAAAGATGCTAATGCGGTAGATAAAGAACTGTTTAAGTTTTATCAGCCAAACATGTTTGATGAAACAGAACTACAAGCCATTGAACAGTATACAGCCGATGGATACGCAGATATAAACAGATACCTATATAAAGGTCATGATGAAGGCACTACACAAGAACAGGACGATTATATAAATCGAACAATAGAAACTTTAGATTCCGCTTTTGAAGAAACGCAAACACCATTTCCATATACTGTATATTCAGGTCTTAGTTCTCGTTATAGCGCAGATAAATTTCAACTCGGTGGTGAATATGTTTTTAGAGGATACGTTTCCACATCACTAGATTTCAATACTGCTATTGGTGGATTTGCTGATGTTGGAGATAAAGATCAACCAGTTGTATTACAGGTAGAACTTAAAAAAGGTCAAAAAGCAATATACCTTGATGCTGTTTCAGCCAATTCAGGTGAAAGAGAAACGCTTCTTCCAAGAGGATCAAGGATTAAAGTTATATCAGGTCCTCATGTGCTTGATTCAAATCTTTTTACGGATGCTTATGGAACTAGTTCAATTGCGCTTTTCCATTGCTCAGTCATAGAAGATTCATAAATATAATACTAAACGTTTAGGAGAACAAACATGTCGATTAAAAGAGCATTAGACAACATTCTAGAAGGCAATCTAGATGAAATGCGTCAGAACTTTTCTTCTGCTTTGACAACCAAAGCCGTTGAGAAGTTAGAAGAGCGCAAGATTGAAATTGCCAAGAACTACTTTGGTCAGATGCAAGAAGGAAATGCACAAAATAGCGGTGCAGCTATGATGAAAAATCCAACTCAACGTCCTTATAATTCAAAAAGTAGTCCGTCTGGCGGATATTATGATGTTATGAATCAAGCAATATCTATAGGTAATGAAATGAAGCGTAATCCAGATGCACAAAAATTAAAGAATAGTGCAATAGGATTAAGAGGTTCTTTAAAAAAAGCACAAGATGTTGAAAAAAAATCTGAAGCTAATCTTTCACAAATGAAGAAGAAGTAATATAACATGAACAACATCAAACAGATCCGCGAACAATTTGATTTAATTACTGAAAAAGAAGAGAAGGAAGACCGCAAACTTTCCGCTCTTGTTCGTGCTGGTTTGTATGATGCTAAGAAACTTCCTGCTCTTAAGAGAGCATTAGAAAAGTCGGCTGATAAGATCACTTCTCAAGAAAAACGTATGCTTGTAAATCTTCTTGATTCCCTTATCTCACAAGTTGTCAGCGATGATCAAGTCTATCGTAAAGTTAGACAGAATGTTCATAATGTATCCGAAGCTAAGATGGATACCTATTCCAAATTTGATCCAAGATATAAGGCTGGTTGGCCAACTGATAAAGAAATGCCATCAGTTCTTATCTTAAAAAGAAAAGCTATTAGAGTGTACCCAGATAATCAAAAAGTTGCTTTGTATTACTCACAGGCCTTAGACAAGTATGTAACAATTCCATATAATGATATACAGATGGGTTTGAACGAAGCTAAGAAAGATGATGATAATAAAAAGAAGTACTATATAAAACCAAAAAAAGCAAAAAGAAACAAGAATATACCTAAAGATGGCAGTGTATCTGACACTAAAGATTTGATACAAGGTAAAGGTCAATATAAATCCAAATTATCAAGAGCTAACGAATTGAGAAGAGATGGTTTTAATATTGGTGGAATTCTTGGTATAATGATGCATGATGATGAAAGAAAAAAAAGAGCTACAACTTCATTAGCTAAAATAAAAGCTCACATGGATAAAACACGCAGTTCAGAACCAGTTAAGGAAACACCTGCTGCTTCAACTTCTGTTCCAAAATCAAAACCTGCAGCGTCTAAAGCTAAAGCAAAGACAGATAGCAGTTCTACAATTCGCAAGAAGAGTCCGGCGGCTACTAAAGCTGCGATGAATAAGATTTTAAAGAAAAATCCAAAGGCAACTTTTTCCAAAGGTGCAACAGATCAAGCTGGAATTGCAGAAGATTTTAAACATAATTTAAGTGTTATTAGAGAATCGAAGCAACTAAATGAGCAAGAGCAAGTAAATGAGATTTGGCCTTATCTTGCGGTTGCTGCTACAGGACTAAGAGCTGCCGCTGGCGCAGCTACCCGAGCACTTCCCGGTTTAACTGCAAGAGGGGCCGCCGCAAGAGGTGCAGCAGGTACAGCAGCTAGAGCAGGAAAAGGCGCAGCTGGTAAAGCAGGAAGAGGTGCCAGAGGTAAGTGGTTATTTAGAGCAGGTCGTCTTGGGGCTCTTGGGGCACTCGCAGGATCATTGGGCGGTGGTTCAGGAAGTGGATCAAACGCATCTGATTTGCCAGCTTCACGAAATTATGACTTCAAGGCTAAACCAGGATTAAAAAACTCATTTGTAGATTATAAAGCGCCTTCAGATACCACTATTCGTCAGACAGACTACCAGTTAAACAAAAAAGCGCAAAAAGCTATGATGGGTGAATCCAACGTATTGCATACAATCAAGTCAATTGTAGAAAACGATATATCGGAACAAACTATTCGATTCAACGAAAATGAAATTACTATAAATAACACAGTAGCTAAAAAATTATTAAACGTGTACGAATCAGTCAACAAAACCAATAAAAAGAAAATGGAACAGATGTTGAATGAAAGTGCTACATCTTTCAATAAAGTTTTAACATTCGCAGTAAGGCAGTAAGATGGCAAATTTAATCCGAGAACAAAAAATTATTGATAGCAATAAGAGAGCTTTGATCAAGTATGTCATTGTTTCCGATGGCTCACAAAGTTCTAATACATTACTGATCAACGTATCAACATTAGCATTTGCTTTGAATGCTAATGGATACATTATGCAGTCTGGTGTTCATCCTAAAACAAAGTATAATACCACTATTAAGCGTATCAATGGTCAAGTAGCAGCAGCTAATGCTAAGATAAAGTTACAGTGGCAAGGTGCTGCTAACTCCGAGATTGTCACATTTGGCGCAGGATCATTCGATTATGATTTCCAAAGTATGGGTGATGGAGCAACAATTCCAAATCCAGAGACAAGTTCAAACGGTCACATACTCATATCAACAGCAAACTTAGGTGCTGGTGAATTGGTAACGATCTTTATTGATTTGAAGAAGAACGGTGAAGATTACGATCAAGGCCAAACAGCAGATCCATATGCATTCAACAGAAGACCTCTATAATGAAAAACATCGTTCAGCTAATTAGAGAACACAAGTTTACAGAAATAGGAGAACAGATCGATAATTCTGTTCCATTAATTATGGAAAAGAAACTTTTGGAATTAAAAAAAGCTGTTGCTGCTAAGATGTGTGAACAGATGAAATCTGCTTCTCAAAAAATTAGAGGAGAGCTTACGGAAGATGAAATTGAAGAATCAATTGATCCTACAGAAATACACAATGGTCCAGCACCAAAAGGACAGAGAGTTAATCGCGATGATAAAGGTGATAAGCAACCACCTAACACTACAGTTGTTCCAAAAAACAATCTAAAAGAAGAAGAAGAACTAGACGAAGCCCGCATTAATCTTATTAGAGCTAGAATTCGCGGTGGTAAAATTCAACGTCGTAAGAGAGTATCAAATGTTCCTGGAATGACTCTACGTGGTGGAACATTAAAGCGCATGTCTGCTGCTGAACGCCGTCGTAGAAAGATGGGTGCCCGTAAAGGTAAGATGAAGCGCAGAGCAAAGCTTTCCAGATCATTAATGAAGCGTAAGCGTTCATTACAAAAAAGAAAATCATTAGGACTATAAAGATGAAACTCATTAAAGAAGAAGTTTTAAACGTTCAGTATCTTGTAGAAGAAGATGGTAAAGGTGGTAAAACCCACTCTATTCAAGGCATCTTTATGCAGGCTGAAAAACAAAATAGAAATGGTCGTGTGTATCCGCGTCATGTTCTTAGTAAAGAAGTTGAAAGATACAATCAAAATTATGTAACAAAAAATCGTGCTTTCGGAGAACTTGGGCATCCAGATTCTCCAACGATTAACTTAGATCGTGTATCACACATGATCACAAGCTTAAAACCAGATGGTAATAACTTTATTGGTAAAGCAAAAATCTTAGATACTCCAAATGGAAGAATTGTGAAAAGTTTATTAGATGGTGGAGCAAGTCTAGGTGTGTCAACAAGAGGCGTAGGGTCTCTTAAGCCAGCCAACGGCTTTCAACTTGTTCAGGACGATTTTCATTTGGCTACAGCGGCCGATATCGTTGCTGATCCCTCAGCTCCAGACGCATTTGTCCAAGGTATAATGGAAAATGCAGAATGGATTTTAACTAATGAAGGTTGGAAAGCAATGCATCAAGATCGTGCTAGAAGAATGCTAAAAGAAGCTTCTAGTGCCGATATTGAAGGAGTTGCTTTGAAAATCTTTGAAAACTACATCTCAAAACTTTAAATAATATAAATAAAAGAAATAAAGGAGTAATCTAATATGGCAAAGTCATTAACTGAAGCAGCAAGAGCTGTCCTTATGCAGGAAGAAACAGCACTAGCAGCTACATTAAAGCCAGGCTCAAAGTCAGTAGACCCAGCACAAACACTTGGTTCTGCTACTAAGCTTGCGGATCCAGTAATTCAACCAAACGGCACTGATGGTTCAAATCTTGGTGCTGCGGCTGCTGCTGGCATTAAAACAGATACATCTGTCAAGAAAGCAACAAAGCCTGAACCAATGAAGAAGAAGGCAGAGGTTATGGAAGAAGATGTTGAAGAAGTTGCAGAAGAGAATCAGGAAGAAATCAACGAAGAAGATGATGTTGAACTTTCCGAAGAACTAGAATCATTCATCGATCAGTGCCTTGAAGAAGGTATGGACGAAGATCAAATTGCTGAAGCAATCGAAGAAAACTTTGAATTCGTAACTGAAGAATCAGAAGAAGATGTAATGGAAAATTACGAAGTAGACATGTCCGAGCATGTTGACGCTCTTCTAGCTGGTGAAGAACTCTCAGAAGAATTCCGTGAAAAAGCTACAGCTATTTTTGAAGCCGCTGTTAAGCAGAAGGTTGCAGAAGAAATTGCAGTAATTGAAGAAGCATTTGCTGCTACTCTTGAAGAAGAAGTTGGTCGCATTGAAGAAGAACTTTCAACAAATGTTGATGACTACCTTAACTACGTTGTCGAACAGTGGACAGCAGAAAACGAAGTTGCTATTGAAGCAAGTCTTCGTTCCGAACTAACCGAAGAATTTATCTCTGGTCTCCGTAACCTATTCGTTGAACACTACATCGATATTCCTGAAGAAGCAGTATCAGTTGTAGAAGAAATGGGTAACAAGGTTGCTGAACTAGAAGAAAAACTAAATGAGGAAATTGAGCGTAGTGTAGCACTAAGCAAGATGCTCAATGAATCTAAGTCT